TTTTGGTACTGACGCTATTGAACGTCAACGTGTTTCAAACTCAGTATCTATGCTTGATGCTGACTTTGAGTATGGATTACAACCTACGAAGTGGCAAGCAATTGCTACACAAAGAGGTTATCCATCAATTTACGAAGTACCAGGTACTGACAAACAAGTACAACAAGTTCAAACAGATGCTTCAACTGGAACTGGAGGAATTGGTCAGTCATTAATTACTGTTACTACAACCGGTGCTCACGGTATTGAAGCTGGATCACCAATTACAATTAAGGCATTAGAAAACTCTGTAGCAGGGGCAAGTAGAGCAGAAGGTTCGTTTATTGTTTCAACAACACCAACTAATAATACATTTACATATTTTGCAAAATCAAAAGTTGGTACAGCTAACGGTGAAGTACTTTCAACATTTTATACACAATTGCGTCAAGCAGGATTTTATACAGGTGCGGCAATTGGTAGTCCAACGTTTTCTATCTTATCACAAGGTGCGGCAGGAGTATTATATAATCCATTAGCGGCATTAATTGGAGCAGATAAAATTACCTTCCAAGGAACGACACCAGAAGTTGGTGCTCCGTTTTTAGTTGAGACAGGCGTTGCTACAGCAATTTATACATATTCGGCGGCAGATGCTTTACGAACAGCAGGCACTTATAGTAACATTCTTGGTACAACGGATAGCGTAATAGCAGACGTAATTGCTCCAACGTGTAATATTTCAGTTGATGGAACAGGGGCCGCAATTGCAACAGTTGTAACTGGTGGTAGACGTAATGTAGTTAATGATACTATTACAGTTACAGATGCACAGTTAGGTGGAGGCGGAGCCGCAAACTTAACATTTAAAATTCAAACAGTCAGAGATAATTCTGCGGCAGTAACAGCCGGTGCTCAAGTTACAGCCGTACTAGGTGGAGGTGGTGTTATACAAACACTTCAAACATCAGGAGATGTTGCAATAGGATCTAACGTAATTCCAGTAACTAATACATCAGGTGTATTAGCAGGACACGGTATAGACAGAGGTGATGGAACAGCAGTATATGTAAGTAGTGTTGTTGGAAACAATATTAACTTAGACGGAAATACTACAAACACACTTGTTGGTAATGTCGTTAGTTATGTAAACGTTGCAGGAACAAATTATACATCAGCTGGATTTGGTGGAACATTTGATATTGATAGAGCTAGTGGAAATTATACTGTTACTGTTAATAATGATGGTGATGACTATGAAACAGGTGATGTTATTGTAGTTTTAGGTAATGCTTTGGGTGGTACTACACCTGAACATGATTGTCGAATTGAAATTACAAACGCAGATACTAGTGGTGATATAGTTACAATTACTTCAACAGGAACAGCATTTGATGGATCTGCCAGTTATGCTGGATTAGTAGGACAAAATGCTAACGGTGTTGGTACTGGTGCATTGTTTGATATTGCATATACAAATAATACTTACAGCGTAAGTTTAGCTCAACCAAATTATACAAATGTTTCAGGAACAAACTTAGGTGGCATTGGTACTGGTGCATCATTTGATATTACTTTAACAAATAATGTTTATTCAATCGGTCTTAATGCCGCAGATGCAAGTGCTGGTTATACTGTTGGTGATAGAATTAAAATTGACGGTGTTACATTAGGCGGAGCGGCGGCTACAAACGATGCGTTTATTAAAATTGATTCAGTTAGTGGTAGTGGTGCAATAACAGGACAAACTGTTACTGGTACTGCCGCAGATGCTGATGTGCAATATACTGGCGTAACATATACTACATCATCCATTGGTGGTACAACAGCTAATATTAATATTAGACGATTAGGTACTACTTATGAAGTTAATATTATTGGTGGTGGTTCAGGTTATGCGGCGGCTGAGACATTAAATGTTTTAGGTACAGACGTAGGCGGTGCATCTCCAGCCAACGATGCTACTGTAACAATTGCAACTGTTGGTGGCGGCGGTGATATTTTAACAGCAAACGTTACAGGTACTGCGGTTAATACACAAACGTATGCGGATGTTCAATCTGGATTAAACCAAATAGGAAGTTCAGCAATCTTTGATGTTACTGTAAATTATAATAATACATATACAGTTGTTATAGGAAATACTGGCGGCGTTAATTATGGCGTTGATCAAAAAATTAAAATTTTAGGAACAGCATTTGGTAATGGTGCAACTCCGGCTAATGATGTAGAAATTACTATTACAGGTGTTAGTGCTGTAGGATTAATAACAGGAATTAGTCATACAGGTACTTCCGCAGATGCAACTTCAAACTATGTACTAGGTGATAGGTTAACAGTTTTAGGTAATATATTAGGAGGTGTTGATACAACTCACGATGCTATAATTGGAGTTACTGGTGTAACAGCTGGAGTAATTACAAACTTAACAATTAGTGGTGCGGCTCCAGATGCAACAGAAACTTATGTTAATCCAACATACACTACAAATACAGCTAGTGGATTGAGTGCAACATTTAACGTAACAAGATTAGACATAGCATATTCGGCACAAGTTAGTGTTGCAGGTACAGGTTATTTGGTTGGAGAAACATTTGATATTGATGGTGCATTATTAGGCGGTTCAACAACAACAAACGATGCTCAAATTACAATTGCTACAGTTGGTGGATCAGGTGAAATTTTAACTATTACAGTAACTGGTACAGCATTAGATCAAAAAACTTATGAAGGAATAAGTCAAGAGGCTGGCCAAGCTGTTATGAAAATTGGTGCAGGGGCTACGTGGAATGTAGTATTAAGTGGTGGTACTTATACACCAACCAACGCTAACCCAGGTACTGATTATAATGCAACACAAACTATTAAAATTGTTGGTGCTCAACTAGGTGGTGCATCACCAACTAATGATTTAGAAATTACAATTAATAGTGTTACAGGAACAGGTGCAATTGCTACATTTAGTCATACTGGTACAGCACCAGGTGGAACAGCATCATATACTGATGTTGGTGGAACAAATTTAAATAATGTAGGTACTAATGCAACATTTGATGTTATACGAAGTACAGGAACATATAGTTCTATTAATATTAATGCTGATGGTGGTAACTATGTAATTGGAAACAAAATTAAAATATTAGGAACATCACTAGGTGGCCTTGATGTAACTAACGATCTTATTCTTACTGTTACTGGTGCTACAACAGATGGTAGTATTTCTAGTATTACAGGATTAGGAACAGCAATTTCAGGAACAGTTGTTCAAACATATTCATCAGTAACTATGTCAGAACAATTAGTCCAAGCACTTCCGGCATTTGAAACTGGAGCGTTTGCGGCATTGGCTACTGTTGAAGTTGAATTTAGTAGTGCTCATGGACTAGTTCCGGGTGATTCATTTATTATTACTATAGCTAGTGATAGTGGATCAAACAATCATACACTCTGTGAAGGACCATTTTTTGCACAACAGGTTCCAACAAGTGTAACACTTAGATACCAATGTAGAGCACCAGGAACTATTAGTGATGTTGATGATGTTTTAGGTTCCATTTATCCAAGACCAGATTCGTTCTTTGTACACAGACCATATGATGGTGGTGTTATGTTAGGAACAGGCGGACCACAACATGGTTCACAAGCAATCAGACAGAGTAAGAAATATATTAGATACCAGTCAGGTAAAGGTATTATGTATACAACGGGTGCCTTATTTGCACCAAGTTACGACTTACTTAATGTAACATCAGATGGAACAGAGGCAGGAAACTTTATTACTGTTACTACAGACGATGTTGATCACGGACTACAAATTGGTGGACGTATTAGATTAATTGGAATTGAAACTCCAGGTTATAATGGTGACTATACAGTTTCACAAATTGTATCAGAACGTACTTTTAAAATTATTGCAATAACGCAATTAGGAAATCAAGCACCAACGTTAAGTGCAAGAGCTCAAGTTTCATTACTTACATGGCACGGTGCAACTGTACGCTCAGGTGCATTTGATGATCAAAATGGTATTTTTATGGAGTACGATGGTGAAAACTTTACTTGTGTACAACGTACTGCAACATTACAATTAGCAGGTACTGTAAGTATGGCAGTTGATAGTAATGCTTGTGTTGGTGTTGGAACAAGATTTAGAGATCAGTTAAAAGCAGGTGATAGAATTGTTATTAAAGGAATGACACACGTTGTTTCAGGAGTTACAAGTGATACAAATATGGTCCTTACACCTGACTTTAGAGGTGTAACTCCAGCATCAGCTTGTAAGATATGTTTAATTAGTGATAAGAAAACTAAACAAAACGAATTTAATAAAGATAAACTTGACGGTACTGGTAGTAGTGGATATATTATTGATGTGTCTAAGATGCAGATGATGGGAATTCAATACAGTTGGTACGGAGCAGGATTTATTGACTATATGTTACGTGGTGATGATGGTAACTTTGTATTCTTCCATAGAATGAGAAACAGTAACATTAACACAGAAGCATTTATGCGTACTGGTAATATGCCTGTTAGATATGAAATTACTAACGAAGGACCAAACGGTAAACTTGCGGCAGATATTGATTATGCACAAAGTACTATTCCATTAGTAGATGCAAAATATTTTCCATCATCAGGAACAATATTCGTTGATGGTGAAATGATTTCTTACACAGGTATTACTGGAGACACGTTAACTGGTGCAACAAGATCAGCACCGATGTCAAACTATGCATCAGGTTCCAACAGAACATATACAGCTGGACCGGCCGCGGCCCATACAGCAAAAACAGGTGTACCACTAATTAGTAATACTATATCACCAATTATATCACACTGGGGATCAGCGTTCTTAACAGACGGTGGCTTTGATAGTGATCGTGGTTACATTTTCTCATACGCATCAACTGGTAACGAAATTACTACAACAAGAAACACGGTGTTTATGCTTAGACTAGCACCAAGTGTATCTAACGCTATTGTTGGTGATTTAGGTGAACGTGAACTTCTTAATAGAGCTCAGTTGCTACTTGAAGGTATTGAGGTTACATCAGATACAAGCACAGGCGGTATTGTTATTGAGGGTGTGTTAAACCCACAAAACTATCCAATTGATCCAGGTAACGTTGGTTGGGGCGGATTGTCAGGACTAGCGGCAGGTGGACAACCTAGCTTTGCACAGGTGGCACCAGGTGGATCTGTTACGTGGAGTACAGGTGCTACACAGGTTATTAGAAATGCAACTACAACTGCACAGTTATCAGCATCAGCTAATTCATTGTATAATAGAACCTGGAATACAACATATCATTATTTCTCAACTTCAGAATGGAACAGTTTAAATGATGAGGTTGTAAATGGTACAGAAATTATTGCAACAGGTAATCCAAGTTCAGGATCTTCAGACTTTCCAGTAGGAACTACAATTTACGACATTTATACCGAATCTTGGTATAACAGGGTACGTATTAGAACTACTAGAAGTAATACAGGCCCAGTTACAGCAGGTGAATCAATTACATTTGGTATTGGTGGTGATTTAGCTAATACTAACTTCTTGTACTTTACAAAAGCAACTTGGGAAACAACGGGTGCAGTTTCAGGTACAGAAGTAAGCGATGCGAAGTTTCCGGCGGGTACTGCGGTATCAAATGTTCAAGGACCATTAGAGTTTGGTGGAACAGAATACTATAAAGTAACATTTTCACAAACATCAATTGCAAACATTACAGCAGGATCAACGGTAGGGTTCTTATTTGGACAACCACCGTATGCACAGCCAGGTGAAACTGTATTTTCATTCATTGCAAACCCAGGCAGTCTTGCAAACTTAGACTTGTCAGGATTGAAAGAGTTAACAAATACTACATTAGGTGGACGAGGAACATATCCAAACGGTCCTGATGTATTAGCAATTAATGTTTATAAAACGTCTGGTGCGGCAGTTGACGCAAACATTATTCTTAGATGGGGTGAAGCCCAAGCCTAAAAGTTGAACGCTATAGTTGTGCGTTCTACACCTTTCTCACTTGGTAATACTTGATGTTTTAGATAAGAAGGCCACATTAATATTCGGCCTTTTACAGTATCATGAATATTTCCTTGCCAAGAAAATATAGAATTAGGATCATAGTCTTGTGAATATTCAGTAAATGGATTAGGATTTCTAAACATTATTCCACCAGCTTTATCATTTGCTCTTACCCAATAAATTCCTGAAATACGTCCTATACCATGTTCGTGTTCATGATGAACATCACCTTCAAGATAATCTTGACACCAATATTCAAATTCATTTTTATTAGTTTTTAATTGTCGATTTATTGCTTTAAAATTATTAGCTTCTTGAAACTTTTCTTTACATTCACGTATTTCTAACCATAACTTACTAAGGTCTCTTGGTAAGTCTGGTATTATTTTTTTAGGTTCAAAATAATCTGTTGAATGGGGAGCTGGGCCTTCGCGTGAAGGCATATTGCATAGTTTACTAACTACAAATTCTTCTACTTCGTTAGCAACGTCTTGTGGAACATCATGTTGTAGTAATGCTATTGGGAATAACGGTTCTATATGCATTTTTAATCATCACTTAATATTGCAACAGTATCGCCAATACTAGGAGCAACTTCTTGTTTTACTTGTGCTTTTTCTACTGATTGACTATCGCCTGGTATAACTCTATAATTGTCTTCAACTGAATCAGCTGTACTAACTTCAGTTATACTACTACCTACTTCTTGACAAATTAATTGATGAGGTTGTAATGGCGGATTATGCCAAGTCATTCCCGATGTTAATTCTTGTTGATTAAGGGTAGCTGTTTTAGTATCAATCCAAAGTAATTGAAATTTACCATTATTTACAAACCATGTTTCATCTTTTTCCCTATGAAAATGCATACTAAATTTAGCACCAACTTTTTCAAACACCATAATTTTACCACAGTATTTTTCAGTAGAAGCCCATATTAATTCATAGCCCCAACCTTTTTCTATTTTTCCGTGTAATCGTTCCGTCATAAAATAAATTCCTCTACTGTCCTAAATTTATGTTCTCCTATAGTGTTACTTAACTTTTCTATGTTTGCTTGTGTATAATATTGGTATTGGGTTTTTAAGTTATCAGGCAACGGAACTTCAATAACTTCAGCGTTCCATTTTTTGGCACAAAGTTGTGCTATGTAATCAAATGAATTTGCTTTTCCGGTACCAACATTCCATATATCTGTTGCATCTACAGTTAAAAACTTTTCCAAAATTTCACATACATCACCAATATGAATAAAGTCTCGAAAGATTTCTTTACTACCTTTAAATACTTTAATTTTTCCAGTATCAATTGCTTGTTTTTTGAACTTATGAAAAACACTCATTTGCTCACCTTTGTGTTCTTCTCCTGGACCATATACATTAAAGAATCTAAAGCCCTGAACATTAACTTGGTATTCACTTATTGATTGTACAAATCTATCAAATAAGTATTTGCTCCAAGCATACGGCGACTGTGGATCTACAGGTGAATTTTCTTTAAAATCTTCTCCTTGTCCGTATACACTGGCACTAGAAGCATACATAAAAGTTGTCCCAAACGTATCACATAGTTCTAACATTTTAATACTAAACTCATAGTTTTGCTTTAAAATTTTGTCAACATCTTTTTCTGTTGTATCACTAATTGCACCTAAATGAATTACTCTGTCATAATCTTTTGGATCTGGAAAACGACCATCAATATAATCGTAGCCTTCTATCTCATGCCCTTTATGTATGAGATATGCAGATAAGTTTTTACCTATAAATCCGTTGCTTCCTGTAATTAAAATTCTCATCGTAGTGTATTTGGTTCTATTTTTATCCAACACATACCACCTTGTCCTGTATTATTTTTATCTTGTTTTCTTATAGTTGTTAAAGAAAAGTTATGCTCCTCAATAAACTTTTTATTTTCTAGTAAAAAATTTGGTGGTTTGTTTTCATTTAACGCTTTAATTAAAAGTTTTGTATAATAATATCCTTCTGGATAATTGTTTAATCCGTCTATAAAAATAGACGAATAATTATTCATACTGAACATAGCCCATTCTATTAGTTTTTCGATAGTATCAACTGACCTATCAAAATCAGCAAATACACAATCAACTAACGAGTCTGTAAGATGAAAGTCTATTGGTTGTTGTGACAAAATAAAATGCTCTTGTATTTCTAGTTTTTTAACCATATCGGTTATAAACTGTGAATAAGACTGCCCTTCATACTCATTGCCATTATCAAACGTTATACATTTACCTACTCCATTTTCTTTCATTGCAGATGCAACCGCAAGTGAAGTACACCCAAGCCCGGTTCCAAACTCTACAAACCTTTTATAATGTTTCATTTTTGTTAATGCATAAAAGAATAATGAACTATCTTCAGTATTATATGCACTTCCAAACCGTTTTATGTGTTTTAATAAATCTAGATTCATTGTTTAATTTTCTTTATTAATTCTGTTGTTGAATGACCTTTTACTTTTGGAAATATTCTAACTTCTGCTAATTCATTTCCTACAGTTGTTTTAACAGTATAGTCGTCACCTTTTACAATTATTTTTGGTGATACTTTTTTAATAGTATCTATAGGAGTATCTTCATCAAATATTATAACTTCGTCTATAAATCCTAATGCTTCTAATGTTTCTTTTCTTTTAACTTCGTTATTAATAGGTCTATTTTCGCCTTTAAGACGTCTAACACTTGCATCACTGTTAATGCCCACCACAAGACGTTTACCTAGTGTGTGTGCGTGTCTAAGTAGCTTTAAATGGCCAGTATGTAGTATATCAAACACTCCATTAGTCCATACAATACCTTTATCCAAATCATCTAACGTTACTGGAACAACACCTCGTTTCTCTACACTACGAGTTGCGGCATAACAGGCAAGTTCACAAGCATACGGAATACTTAATCCTTTATTATAAGCATGAACAATAACTGCTAAAACTATATCTCCAGCACCTGTAACATCAGCTACTTCCTTTGTATCTTCCTTATAATAATTATATGCACCATCTTTATTTAGAACATGGATACCATTAGCACTATCTGTTACAACTAACCAAGTCCAACTATGGTCACGCATATATTCTAATGCAAAAGTTTTATTATATTTGCCATTCCATGCTTCGTATTCTTTCATGTTTGGCTTAACTAAAAATGCACCGTCATAAAAACGTGCATCTTGTTTTGGATCAACAAATATTTTTACATCTGCTGTAGCTGTTATATCTTCAATAGTATCTTCACGAATTATTCCTTTGTTATAATCACTAATGACAACAATATCGTGATTAGAAATATTTTCTTTTAATCTATCAAATGCTTCTTTACCTATATAAACTTGTTCTCTATCCCAACGCAACAGATGTTGTCCTGAATCTCCTACAAGTCTTGTTTTAGTAGTTGTTACTTTTGAATCACTAGCTAAATTTACAACTATACTAGTATTCTTTAATAACTTAAGAACGCTTATACCTTCTTTATCTGTACCTATTGCTCCGTATAATGATACGTCATTTGAAATATTTTTTAAATTAACTGCTAAATTGGCGGCGCCACCTAAATTAAATCTTTGATCTCTTTCGTTTAATACTAAAACTTCTGCTTCAGGTGATACTCTATCAGCATTACCAATGATCCAGCGGTCAAGCATTATATCGCCATACACCTTTATCATTTTTGTTCCATTAATGATACTAGTTTAAAGACTGTTTCTAGTTTTGTTAAATTTGCTTTATTTTGTAATGTATTACGTAGCCCTTGATGTAATGGTTTAGGCCAGTTACCAAAACTTACCCAAGCATAACCGTTGTGTTCTTCATTTAATTTTGGAATAAATTCGTTTTTTATTACACAAAGATATGTATGAAAATTAAATTTATCATCCCTACTAACAAATGTCTCTAAGGGAATAGACTTTACTATAGGAGGTGCTTCACCTATTTCTTCTTTAATTTCTCTTTGTAATGCTTGGAATGGAATTTCTTCATTTTCATTAGTACCGCCTACAAGACCCCAAACGTTATTTTGCTTACTTTGAACTCTATGTAAAAATAAAAATCTTTGTGTTTCTAATGTATAAAAGAGAGCACCACTACATATAATATTAGTCATACTAATAATTATGCTAAAGTGCTAGGCGCCAAGTGCCTTTTCGGTATTCACCTTCGAAGCTTAATGTCCATTCTGTACCGTCCCATTTATATTGGATACCGGTATTAAGGTTGGTTGTGTACTTAATATCTATAGTTGAATCAGACCCATCATTATCACTAGCATTGAATACTATAGTCCATGCATTGTTATCCCATTCAATTATATCATTTGCTGATGCAACTAAATCATTACCACTGACATCTTTCCAAGCATCTGCACCATCTACATTAGTAGTTGCACCAATGTCACCTAATAATAAAACTCTAGTACCACTTGCTTTAATGTTAGTTGGATTAGTTCTTGTTGGGTCAATAATATAATCAATAGTTCCTTTAGTAGCGGCAGGTCCTTCAAATATAGAATTAGTTGGAATAGTATCTGTGTCCCAATTTACAATAAGTTGTGTTTCGTCTAATTCGTTATGTGCAATAGTTCCTATAACACTTCCTACATCTAATCTGTTTAAGTAAATTTTACTTAACCCTGCAATATATTGTCCAGGTAATGCATCTAAAATTACACGCCAATTTATTTCACCTGCAATACCCTTGTCACCTAGTACAGCAATATTATTAGTTACTATTAAATCATAATCTTTATATGTAGTAACTTCTAGTGCCACAGCATCAGCTCTTGTAGATGTTCCTGATTTAGAAGTACTAGTTGTTGTTGGGTCGTCGCCTTTAACATTTTGTGATTCACTATCATCATAACGTTTAAGTTCAGGTTGTGAAGAACCTAAATCAATTGTGCCTTTAGTTTCATCAAAAATACTCATTACAACACTTGTTATAACGCCTAGCTTTTTAACTTTAGCTGGAGGCGATAACCAAATAGGTGTTTGGAATGTTAATTGTCCAACGTCAATTTCACTTTCTGTACCCATAGGAATACTTCTAGTAGAGAATTGAATATTTTCTAAGTGTACTACACTTAAACTTGTCCAGTCAATATAATTGTCAGTTGTTTGAATCTCTAAACTTGGATTAAACAATGTTAATATTTGTTCTATTATTTGTAATTTTTGTTCTGTATTTGTTGACCAAACATCTACATTAACATCTAAGTTAAAAGGAGTAGGCATTAAACGCTCTACTGTATAATTTTGTCCTTGTGTATTTAGGTATTCTTTATTTGTACTATCATATGCACGTTCTCTTAAATGGATTTTTCCTACATACGTTGCATCAGCTGTTCTAGTTCTATCCATAGCCAAGCCTGTAACATAAACACTTATTCTAGGAGCACTAGGTATTTTATTTTCGCTGTTATCACGTATAATATGACCAACTTGACGTGTGATGTCGCCATACATCACAGGTATTTGTGTTAAAGCACCTTTGCCATCTTTATAAGAAAAGTTACTAAACAACCTTATAAGTTGAGTAATGTAACGTCTTATTTGTCCGTCATAAAAATGTTGCATTAATTATCTGCCTTTGGTTTAATTGCTTTTGACAAAGGTTGACGTTCTTGAACTACTTCACCAGCAATGGTACTTGTATTTGTATTATTAATAAACGTACCTTTTTGTGTAGCTTTTGTATCTGTATTAGTCATTGTCATACGTACTGCATCTTCCATTTTAATAAACCTCGTTCCGTCAAATCTAAATAATCTATTAGGTAAGAAATCCGTTCTTAAAAAGTAATCACCTTTAATATTACTAGTTGGAAATCCTACGCCATGACCAAATGCTTCTCCGTTTGGTGCTATTCCGTCACCTAATAAGTAACCATCATAACCAAGTCGTTCAGGTGTTTGGTTAACTCTATCTGCTAATACCGTTGCCTGTGAAGCATCTAATGTGTCAAGGTCTGTTGTAACAAGTTCAGGTTTACCTGCATCGTCAACTTGTAACGTATATAATTGTTGTGTTTCATAACCTGACTTAGGTGCATCAGCTTCAGCTTGTTGAACAACTGCATTATTAATTTGCATTTCTTGTTCATACGTTGATAATACATCACGTAGTGTATCTGAAGAACCTTCTTCTGCTGGTAAGTCCAATATTTCTTTAAATTCTTGACTATCTACTATTTGTTTTAATTTTACACGATATAAATGCGGAAACCAAGTTTGACTAAATCCTTCTGCCGCCCTATTAACATCTTCAACTACATAATAACGCTTTAGTGCAACTTGAAAATCATTAAGTGCGTGTTCGTCTTTTAAGTGGGGTAATTCTATTACATCCCCTGACATAATTTTTCTACCTAATGTCTTTACACTATCATTAATATGTACTGTCATAAACAATGTATCATTTTGTAGGAATAATCCAAATTGACTCATATCAAAGTCAATATCTTGTACATTATAAATTCCTCTAATTTGATAAATGTCAGGATCATACTTTCTATCCCTGTTTTCAAGGAATAGCATATCTTGAATATTTGTTTCTTTTACAGCATTATACCGTGGTTGTGCCGCCGTGGCATCAGCTTCTTCAGGATTTACTGGTCCTAAATACTTGTGAACAAATACGTCAGTACCACCTACTTGAAACATTTCACCGATATGTCGGTCTAAAAATGTATAGTCGTTACCGCGTTCTGGTTTATATAGTGTGAGTCTAGGCATCGTAACAGTATTTATTCGATGGCGCATCCCGATAAATACATATGGAGAGCATATACTATGAGCGAATTAGCTACACAAAAACAAGAAGTATTTGACTATGTAAACCTATCATTAGGTGGGGGTATGGTTGATGTTGAGCTTGATCCAGCACATTACGAAACAGCCCTTAACAGAGCACTTGCTAAATTTAGGCAACGATCTGATAATTCTGTTGAAGAATCGTATTTGTTTTTATCAACAGTAATTGATCAAAATACATATATCTTACCACAAGAAGTCATTGAAGTTAGACGTATTCATAGACGCTCGATAGGATCACGTACTGGTGGCGGAGATGGTGGTACATTATTTGAACCATTTAATTTAGCATATACAAATACCTACTTACTAGCAAGTACAAATATGGGTGGTTTAGCTACATACGAATTATTTTCACAATATCAAGAACTTGTTGGAAGAATGTTTGGTAGCTTTATTGAATTTAAATGGAACACAACTACTAAAGAATTAACGATATTACAACGCCCACGTACTGGAGAAGAATTACTATTATATGCTTATAACCATCGTCCAGATAGCGAATTATTAAAAGATTATTTGGCTACACAATGGTTAAAAGACTATACACTTGCTACTTGTAAATATATGCTTGGTGAAGCTAGAAGCAAATTTGCCACAGTAGCTGGTCCACAAGGTGGTACATCACTTAATGGTGATGCTCTAAAAGCCGAAGCTATTGCCGAAATCCAAGCACTTGACGAAGAACTTAAATTACAAGTTGCAGGCGGTCAAGGATACGGCTTCTCAATTGGTTAAAATCAACTCTTGACATTTATATAATTTTCTCGTATAATATAAACATTATATGAGGAATAATCAAATGGTAATTGGAATCTGTGGGCTTATTAGCTCAGGCAAAGATACGATAGCAGATTACTTAATTAAAGAGCATAACTTCGAAAAAATCTCATTTGCAGATAAGCTAAAAGATAGCGTAGCCGCTATGTTTGATTGGGATCGTGAATTGCTTGATGGTAAAACTGCTGAAAGCAGAGTATGGCGTGAAGAAGCAGATCCTTACTGGACTAATGAAATGGGTGTTGATATTACACCAAGATTAGTATTACAAAAGTTCGGTACAGAGTGTATGCGTAACGGATTTTATGATGGTATATGGGTTAGTTTAACTAAAAAGAAGATACTAGATAATCCAGATAAGAACTATGTTATTCCAGATACACGTTTCCCAAATGAAGCTAAAATGTTATATGAAATTAACGGTGAAGTTTGGCGAGTTAAACGTGGGGAAGATCCAGCTTGGTTTAGCGAATATCGTGAACTAGGTGTTGAACCTACTGAAGTACACCCTAGTGAATGGGCTTGGGCACAAACTAAATTCAAACATATTATCAACAATAATGGTACTATTCCTGAGCTTAAAGATCAGGTACAAGATCTCCTTGCTTCCAAGTAACACCCTCTTTATATAAAATCTTACTACAATTTGCACAAATAGTTTTTAAGTTTGATGTGCGAACATTGTTAAGATCTCCATCTACGTAGTAGACATGGAATTGTTCTTTATGCTTACTACGGAAGTTACATTTATCACAAGAGTTCTTTTTAAGATAACCAGCCAGTTCATACTTTGATGGTCCACGTTGTTTGCCTTTATGCTTGGCACAGTTTTCACAAAGGCTTCTATAATAAGGAACTCCTTCCTTATAATAATTAATTGCTACCGGCTTTTTACCGCATTTGCATAAAGGTCTCATAGTAATATTTACCCCTGCCCTTTTCAGATCCCTTTTGTATCCTAAATTATAGGATCATTGAGTGGTGTTTTTTGGTAAATCATATAAATACTAACAATAAGATGACTATGTCCAACGGGAGAACATACAATGGCTAATTTAGTATCACCAGGCGTACAAGTTCAAGTTATAGACGAAAGTTTCTATACACCAGCTGAACCAGGTACAGTACCTATGATATTCTTTGTATCTGCACAAGATAAGAAAAACGGTGCAGGAACAGGAACAGCTTCAGGTACAACGAAGAAACAAGCAGGAACACCATTCTTGCTAACATCACAAAGAGAATTAACAGAAACGTTTGGAGATCCAACGTTTTATACAGATACGAATAACAATCCAATCAATGGCAGTGAACTTAACGAATATGGTTTACAAGCGGCTTACTCATATTTAGGTGTAAGCAATAGAGCATTTGTAACAAGAGCTGATATTAATACTTCAGAATTACTTGCTACAGCTACAGAGCCTGCGGCAGATCCAGCAGACGGAACACATTGGTTTGACACAAAAAATACATTATGGGGCATATTTGAATGGAATTCAAATGCGGCGACTGTTACTGGTGGACAGACGTTTACAAATAAAATTCCAACTGTAATAACAGATACTAGTAAAGTAACAGGTGGCGTACCTAAGACATCCGTTGGCGCTGTAGGTGACTATGCCGTTGTTGCTACAACTACTTTAAACAAGTTATTTTATAAAAACACAGCAGGGACATGGGTACAAGTAGGTGGAACTACTTGGGTTAGTGCTCACGCAACAGTAATTGGAACAGAAAGTAATCCAACTATTACTGGCTCAGCAACAATGAGTGTTAACGGTACAGTAGTTACATCAGGTGGAACAGCTTTATCAGATGTAGTAACTGCACTTAATGCCGCAAGTATTGCCGGTGTAACTTCAGCAGTTGTTGATGGTAAATTTGAAATTTACTCAACAGGCGTTGATGTTGTATTAGCAACTAACGGTTCAACATTACTTGCAGAAATTGGTTTAACAGCTGGAACAGTTAAAGCACCAGCGTTACAAATTTCAGCACACACTGATGTACCAGCATTTAAATCTACTGATACAGCACCAAGACCAACTGGGTCTATATGGGTTAAAACTACACAACCTAATGTAGGTGCTCGCTTTAGAGTTAAAAAATTCAACGGAACTACAAATCTTTGGGAAGATGTTGTAGCACCAATGTACACAAATAACCACACAGCATTGTTTAACTTAGATAAAACAGGCGGTGGAGTAAACCTTGCAGTTGGCACTTTATACGTTAATTACAATAACGGTGAAGTTGATCCAATTATAGGTGACTTTAAAATACACAGACGTACTAATACTGGTAACACAAGTATTAAGAGTTCAATAATTACATCTCAGCTTACAGCAAACACTTATGCAATGAACATTCAAGAGTCAATTGTTGGTCAAGCGGCACTAGGCGCAGATAAAACGATTAGTGTTACAACTACAGGGGCATCAAGCGATGCTGATGAAATTGCAGGTGCAATTAACTCAGCAGGATTTACTAACATCCAAGCTTCAGTAGATGCTTCAAATAGAATTGTTATTGAACATAACGATGGTGGTGAGTTCCGTATTAAAGATACAGGTGGCGTACTTAACTTGGCTGGTTTCTCAGCTTTTGTTAGTGCAACTTCAGGTACACCAAACTTATACGATGCACCAACAGGCGATAGTACACACGATTTTGTTGCAAGTAACTGGCAAGTATTAACTTATACAGCGTCAGAAACTGCACCAACTGCCTTAACAACAGATGGCAGACTTTGGTATAGTTCAATTGTTGACGAAGTTGACATTTTAGTACACAATGGTACTACTTGGGTAGGATATTTAGATTCAACTAGTCCGTATTTTGCGGCGGCTGATGCAGATAAAACTGACCCAGCTGGACCAATTGTTTCAGCTACAGAGCCAACTTTACAATCAGATGGAACTGCACTTAAAAACGGTGACATTTGGATTTCAACAGCTGACACTGAAAACTATCCAAAGATTTACAAGTTTAATGGCACAACTCTAAAATTTGTACTTGTTGATAACGGCGACCAAACAACTGAAGATGGAGTTGTTTTTGCAGATGCACGTTATAATACATCAGGTGCAAATTCAGATAAAGAAGGAACTATTGCGGCACTATTAGTAAGTAACTTTATTGATACAGACGCTCCAGATCCTGCACTTTATCCAAAGGGCATGATGCTTTATAACTTACGTAGAAGCGGATTTAATGTTAAGAAATTTGTTCGTAACTATGTAAACACAGCTACTGATAATATTAGGTTTGGCGATGAATCACAAGACGCCTACTATGCACACCGTTGGGTTACTGAATCAGCTAACCAAACAAACGGTGCAGGTAGCTTTG